CCCTCTGCTGCTGTACCATCGTGTTTGTGACCTGACGTATTTACAAATGCGGCTAGAACTTGATTAAATTCATTGTTACTGTCGGCAGCATCAATAATGTCACCATCAGCGTAACTGGATTGTCTAGTATAACCTGCCATTAATTATCTCCTTGCGTCAGCCGCAAACTCTAGTTGAAATCCCTTGAGGGCGTATGGTGCTGATGTGCCTCTATCATTAACTCGTAGTGCTACAGCAAAGCCACTACCTTCAATTGGTTGTCTAACTAACGGGTTAGACTGTCCACCGTATGTCGCAGTACCGTAAACTGAACTCCCGTACACAGCAACTACAGAAGCACTGTCAAAGGGATATGCGGCTGGTCTAGCTACATTAGGTGCTTCATAGTCGTAACGTACAAACAAGTCTGCATTCACTGCTGCTTCAGGTGCGTAGTTAATAATTACACGTTGAAACGACTTACGTAAACCTGCATCGCCCATAGTCAAGTCAGGAGAACGATACTTACCAGTTACACTATTACCGTCAAAGTTATTGCCCTTTTCCTGCCTGTACACAAAGCCATCAAAGTCACCGTGTAAAACTATACTTTCACCTGCTGCTACTACACTATCTGTACAATTAGGTCTTATACCCTTTAAGTCTGCAAACTCGTAGCTATCACCTTTACGTACACACATAATTCCTGTAGTGGTAGAACGAGGAGTTCCAGCGTTAGAGAAGAATATTCTGTACTGTGTCTTGTCTGGTATGACTACGCTTTCAAACTCATCTACGTCAGACAATCCCTCAAAGCGTTCTTGTACTGCCCTACTAATTGTACCAAGTTCTACGTCACCAATCTTAGCTGTACCAGCAACGGTACGTAATCCGTCTGGACCTAAGAATACAACGTCACCTGCAAATTCTTGAATAGTAGAACCGTTAAGACATCCAATCTCTCTGGTTATAGGTTGTATAGCGAAGTCAGCTAATGCACTACCTGTTAATTTAAATATACGTTCTTCGCAAAATACAATCAATGCGTCACGAAAAGGAAACAATCCAGTAATAGGACTATCTACATTTATTATACCTGCGCCATTTCCTGATTGAAAATCGTTGTCGGTAAACGGTGCTGTAAATACTAGCGACTGTGTGGCTGCTGACATACCAGCAAAAAACATATGGTTCTTATAGCCAGTTACAAACTTAGGATTTGCGGGTGCGCCAGATGCAGTAATATCAGTTACAGTGTTACCAGCGGTTTTGTAGTTAGATGCAGCGTTAGCCCCATCTGCCCATATAATATAGTCTACACCAGCAAGATTATACCTAAAGAAAGAGTATCTACCTGCGCCTGTTCGTCCTGCATCTATTTCAGTCCAAGAGCCGCTACCTGTACCCCCTTTATATACTTTACGTCCACGTGCCGCTATGACACTGCCATCAAAGTGTGCAGACATTAGTACGGGTTCACTGTCACTCTGGTCTTGCGGAACTATATTAGTATTCCACTTTTCGTATCCTGAGATACGTCTGTACCCACCAGTAGTAGCAGGTTCAAAGTTTTCTAGTTCTAGTGCCATCCCCGGCTGCATAGCAAAGGTTGATTGGTCAAGAACCAGCCCACCCTGACACGCAAATACAAACGGATTGAGGCCAGATTCATCAGCCATTATTTAAAATCCTGCGTTAATGCCATATCCTTGTGAATGAGGGATATAGGTAGACCGTACATAATCTGCTCTATTAATTAAAAGAGTTTGCATTTGTTTAATACCATCTTCAAATCGTGAAAAGTTAATGCCATACTGTTGTGCTTCACCACGATACTGGTATGCATATGCAGTTGCACCATCTACTATAACTTGTCTAAACTGTTCTGGTACTGTTGGTACATCTGTTGCCGCAACTAAAAGGACAGGCTTAATAAAGTGTTCAAACTTTAATTCGTATGCTTTATCTGGATATGGATATAGACCATAATTATTATCAGGTGTTCTAAATACAAACTTAGGCACACTGCCTATATTAGTTGTAGTCTCTTGAGAAATATACTTTTGTGTATATTCTTTGTAATCTATGATGCGTAAAGTTGTACCAGCTACAGCTAGTGTAGTATCTCTACTAATACGAAAGGTATCGTAGTCTACAGACTGACTAGTTGCAGGAATACTATAACGTGTCTGTCCTGCTACCAAAGTCTGTGTATTGGTTAAATGTGTAAAAGGCCAGCCAAATTCTCGCTGGTTGATATAATTAATAGAATCATTTACAGCGTTCTTACACTGCACTTGAAAACCTCTAGCCGCTGTAAAGTTAGCAGCAGTTAAGGATACCTCATTCATTCGGGCAATAACTTCATTAGTAATATCTAAATACTCGTATGCCATAG